CTCTGCAACTTTGGCCTCCAGTGCCGCTTCACGCTCCTTCGGGGTCTTGGACTTGCCAGTATCACTTGATACCTTTGACGGGACCAACGTCATACTCTTGGCCCTCTTCGTCAATGAAGCCTTGATCCCCTTTCGCACGACAGACTCAGCAATGTCCTTGGCTACCTGGAAATGCGCATAGGTTAGCGCCTCTTGGGTTGACATCTGCCGGTTATTCAAAGTTGCACCAGCCAGAATCTCGTCGGCCCGTTCGAGGACTTCAATCCTACGCTTAGCCTGAGTATGAGTCAGGTTATCCAGATTATCCTCTTTGCCATAGAACTCCCCGTACAGGGATAGGAATTCTTTATCGCCGAAGAATTGATCGACCTCCTTTTCCAACGCCTTGTCCTCAGGGGTAGTCGTCGGGCGTACCGACGCTTCCTTCAGGGCTGCGCGGAGCAGGTCAACCTCGTCATGCTGTCCCTTGAGGGCAGTATTGATCTCACCCACTAGATTCTTGGCAGAACTCTCTTCGATACCAAGTGCCTCAGCCACCTTCGCCAGATCAAGTCCCTTGAACGAGGTCTTGGCCTGCGGTGTCTCTGCCTTCGGTTCGACCGGCTTACGGCCAATCGCTGCAAACTGTGCAGACAACCGATTGGTCGAATCATAGAACTTCTTACCAAGAGCAAGTGCCTTTTCAGGATTGGTCTGAATCAGGTCCTCAATTTCCTCGGGCTTCCATTCTTGATGAACCATCGCACGATAATACGCATCGGGAAACTTGACTTCATCTGCCGGCTTATCCTGGGTAGACTCAGTGGACTTGTCATCAGAAGGGTCCGGGGTAGACTCTTTCGACTCTGCCGGCTCCTCGTCTGCAACTTTTTCCTCTTCGTCTGCGGGTTCGTCCGGGGTAGACTTGTCAGCCGACAACGCTTTCAAACCTGCCTCTATTTTACTAACTGTTTCATCCGACACCATAGAAATATCGTCGGGCCTCTTGTCAGTGGTCAACTTCGTCGCATCGCGTTCTTTTTCATTCACGGTCATTGTCGTTCCCCTACCATTTAAGTTTATCAAACCCAGTCTTCTGGAGGTAAGCATCCTGCTGTCTGAAACTCTCAAAGACCGGACGGCACGCACTGTCTAATTTCACTTCTGGATACAACTGCCTATGTTCGTCTATCTGGCATGGGTTAATACCTAGCGACGTAGCGTGGACCGGCCTAGCATACGGCACGTTGCCTAGTGCCACCCCGCCATAGTCACGGTACATATCGCACCCGCACGAACACTTTGGCACGTTCGGCCAGGGTCGATATTCGACCTCGTCCAGTGTCGCGCCACAGTCGCATTTCCAGGAATATAACATACTACTCTTCTCCCCTTGCTCGTTTTATACCAACACCTACGCTTCGTTTTTCGCGTTCGTTTAGGTTGGTGTCAATCCCCTCACGGGTGGTTGTCACCCTATTTCTGGGGTCCTTTATAAATGCCAACTTATCCTGTGATTCCTTGAGGCGCTTCTTTACCTTGGCAGTTCTCTCGTTAATTAGGTCCGCTTCGGCAAGGTCGTCCTGCCAGTGATACAGTCTTCGCGCAACGTCGCCTAACTTACCCATCCTTCAACCTCCAACGCCCCCTTCAACTCCTCGGGGTTCTTTCTGCAATTTCGTTCTATGGTGCTTGACTGCTGATGGGCGTCCTCGTATCCTAGTCCACGCGCCATCAGTTTTCGTTCATGAAGTTCATGTACCAGAATAAACTGTCGTTCTGTGACAGTCCCCTCCGACTCTATCCAAACCTCAGACTGTGGAATATAATTATATCTTAGGGCGTGTCCGCCTTCGGTGTAGTCGATGTCTAGGTCCCGCCTAATCGTAGGGCCACACACCAACCAGACGGTCAGACCAGTCGTGGTCTTGCCCCACTCTTTGATCCGGGGGTTCACCTTCTTCTGTTTGGAAGTCAGGAGACCCATTACAGCCCACCCCCACCGACCATATTCATAGCCTGTTCCTGGTTTGCCCCACCCTGGGCCTGCTGGTTGAACATCTGCGACGGAGTCGAATTAACCCGGCTCATGGGAAACCCACCGTTCTGCATCACGCCTTTGTTCGTGGTCGCCTTACCCTGATTCTGCGGACCCATCTGCAACCACATCTGCAACTTCTGGTCGAACTTCGGGTCTTGGAATAGGTGGTGGACATCGTCCCAGATGTTCAACTCACGCGCCACAAGGGTCAGATAACCCACCAGGTCAAACGGTTGCTGCAACTGCATCATGGACTGGGTCGCCATGACGGCAGCCGGCAAGATATTCGTGGCAAAGTCCAGGATCAACTTCTGGCGCACGCGCGGGTCGATCCGTTCGGTCGAACCCTTGCGGATCTTGAAGACGTAATCCAGAAAATCACCGTGTCTCTGCTCGGGGGTCAGGAACAACTGAACCTTCTGCCCACCCGAACTACGCTTAATCAAGGGCATCTCGATCAGCGGGTCTGTCCACAGATACCACGCCTGCTTCTCACTGATCTCCGAATGGGCAGTCTCCAAGCGCTCGCGCATATCCTCCAGGGTCACGGCTGCGTTGGACTGCAAGATCCCGGCCTGGGTCGCAGTGTTGGCATCGCTCTTGATCCCGGCCATCTGGTCAGGGTTCCCAGCCATGTAGTTGAACCACAACTGAAGTTGACTCAGCATGGCCACGTTGCTGTCCTTCTGTCCACCAAACGAGACCTGTTGGAAGGCGCTTGGGTCCGTAGAGGCAATACACGCCCCGGTCTGAGCCTCCTGGGCGTCTACCATCTCGTCCGCGTTAGACGGGCGATAGAACACCACGTCCTTCTGTTGCTCGGCCTGCTCCATAGTTTTCTTGAACATGGAGTTGGCCATCTTATGCAGGTCATACCACAGACTCGCCGGGGCCACAGGAAACGGGTTTCCTGGGATCGGCGGGGTCAACTGCATCTCGGTATAGGGTCCCGTGGCAGGGCCGTAGAAATCGACGATCTTGATGAACTTGTCATTGATCGACACGGCGGGATCTGGGATCAGGACAATCGTATTGTCCGCCGGAACCCACAACTCTACCACACGAACGAGGTCCCGCAACGAGGCCATGTTACGCTGCCCATTGCGATCTTTCGTCAGGTTCGTGACTAGATTCTGGTTGTCGGCGGTATTAGGTTCCTCTACGGACGGAAGGGCCTTTACCAAGTCGTGATCGCAGTCATCGTCATCCAGTAGGATCTGACGGGGCACCACGTTCCGGTCGCCCTTGAACACAGCCTCAGACCGATCCGTACACATGGGGTCGAACACAAAATCGTCCAGGTCCACCAACGATGTGTAAATCTGGCCGGCCTGAATATCCACGTCATCAAACTTGTAAAGCTGGCCACTGGCCGCGAGTCCCGTCTTGAAGATCCCGAAGGAAAAGATCGCGGACACCAACCCCGCCCGCAAGGTGTCGGGTAGTCGGTTCTTACTTTGCAACGTGTTGAGCGCCAGGGACATAAGTTCGGCGGTCTGCTCGTAGTCTATGTAGTCAGTCGTGACTTCATTAACGCCACTCCGGGCCACTAGGCTCGGGATAATGTTCTGGATCGCCCGGAACATGAGCGCAATCGGCTGGTCCCCCGAGATCCCCTTGTCCGTGGTGTAATACTGCCCCACGGCCTCTTTGATAATCATGGCCCTGGCGCGACGATAGCGCTTGGCCCGGTGGAACCCATTCAACACACACTCTGCAAAATGCCTTGGGAATACCTTCTCAGACATAGTCGAAAACTTTCCGCCACGACTTTGCCTTCGTGGGCTTTACCTTTGCCATATGAATCTTCTTGCGCCCGGCATGACTGTGTTCTGGGGCCTCAACCTCGTCCTTCTTGATCTTCGGCGCTTTGTCGAAGTCGATGGACAGAGCGTCCGCGATCACGATGTCGCCGTGTTCCTTCTTCTCCTCTGCCGTAGCGTCGGTCAATTCGGCAGGTCCACAGCCGCCAGTCTCGTAGTGAACATACATGCGCGCCTGTGCGAGCGCCCGTGCGGACGGGTTGACGTACTCGCCCGTGGCGATCTTGCGGTCGTAGGCGTACAAGATCCGCTTCTTCGTGTCGGCATCCATGTGTACGCCATAGGTCTTGGACGCGGATTCGGACACCTTCCCCTTCTTAATCTGCCGGTAGAAGTTCGGGTACTGGTACGTCTGGAC